TGAGAAGGCGCCCGCACGCAGTGCAACAAACACCCATCTCCTAACGGAGATGAATATCCAACCAGAGGAGCTCAGTTGCCGGAAGACGAAAACCAATTCCGTCAGACTCGTTCGAGAAATCTTAAAGGTATTAACTTTAAGCGTCGATCTACCTTGGATTTAGTTTTTCCAGGGAATTTCGTTATCCCGATTGAGTCTGTACAGGATTCGTTCAAAACTTCCGGGAATCAGGTTACTGATTCGGAGAGTCATCAGTTCCCTCCCCCTAAGGGGAGTCTTGCTGATGTTGGTGGAGATTTCTTTACCCAGAAGGTATTTATAGCTTCTGGAAAAGGAATAAGCAACCTCTCAGTTTCGAGGGAGCTTTGGGCAGGAGGCCCGTCCTATGTATCAAAATACACAGGTCCGTGTCTCGCTGCCATACCACCAGGCATTAGTGGCGGCGTTAACTGGCCAGACGCTTCTATTTCATCGAAAGGTGAAATGGAGCGCCATGGCACTACAGCTATCGCTCGCTGCAAGCCCGATAACTCGATAGCACAGGCGACTACCTTCCTAGGTGAAACCTACAATGAGGGACTTCCCAAAGTTGTAGGATCATCAACGTGGGAAAAGCGTACTAAGATCGCGCAAAAAGCGGGTCATGAGTACCTTAACCTACAGTTCGGATGGCTACCTCTCATAAACGACGTAGTCTCTTTAGGCTACGGCGTCACGCATGCTGATGCTGTTTTAACACAGTATGAGCAAGACGCGGGAAAGGTAGTTAGACGTCAGTACTATTTCCCAACTAGGCGTGAGTCGGACGAAACTTTCTATCTAGGTACCCCTTGGGTTCCTAGTAATAGTGAGATTGGTCCGCCAAACGCGGGTGTGAAGATTACACGCAAGCGTGAGACCTTGCAAAAGAGATGGTTTAGTGGGGCCTTTACTTATTATTTGCCTACCGGTTATGACAGCCGGAACGCAATGAGTAGAGCCGCTCTATTAGCCGATAAACTCGGCCTAGATCTCTCTCCAGATTCACTCTGGAATCTAGCACCCTGGAGCTGGGCTGTCGATTGGATTACGAATACGGGAGATGTTCTCTCGAATTACGAATCCTTTGTCATCGACGGCTCCGTTATGCGGTATGGGTACATCATGGAACATACCCTGGTGACAGATACCTATACTTCTGAACCTTATACTAATCCCAATTCGGGATTGAAGGTTCAGCCCAAACCCCTAGTTTTGGTCACTGAGACCAAGACGAGGTATGGGGCGACGCCGTACGGTTTTGGACTCACTTGGGAGGGTTTGTCTTCCTTCCAACAGTCCATTTTGACCGCTCTTGGATTAACCAAGGGTCGTCGGTAGTTGTTCTGCCGTTAAAACACCACACAGGAGCACGTCTATGTCGTTCAGCGACCCACAGTCCATCACGATCGGGGCAACGACCTACAGCCTTCCGAAAACCAATTCGGAGGGCCGAAAGTCGGAGTACTCGAGCGAGGATGGCACGGTTGTGTTGTCCGCGTCTTCCCAACTGGGAAAGCGCATTCGACGCAACCTGCGAGTCGACTTCCAGAAGATCGCCGCAGACCCGATCACGGAGTTGAACGCTCTGCGTAGCATGAGTTGCTACGTAGTGTTCGATACCCCGACGGTCGGGTTCACAAACGCGGAAGAGCTGGATGTCTACACTGGGCTAATCACCCAGGCAAACGCATCCACCTACGCCATCGTCAAGAAACTACTTGGCGGTGAGTCGTAGGCCTTGTATTCGGGACTTTGATAGGCATCTTGTTATACTTGATGTTTATCTTAGCCCGGTACGTTGGGCATAGGTTAGCCCTTTTCCACACGAAAAGTGAGGAGAGGGACAAACCTATTCTTCTAGGAGTTACTACCTTACTACTACTCGTCATTATCTATGATGTTGTAGTAGTAGTGATTTATTTAATCACTCAGGATCACGAAGTACATTTACTTCGGTCACCTGATAGGTAGGCGTCACGAATCGACATAGGCTAGGAATAGCGACCCCCAATTAGGAGGCACTATTGAAAAGCCTATTGTTGCTCTGGCAAAAGGTAGCGGACGAGTCCGCTACTAGATGTTGCACTAGCGCCACCAGGGACTGTAAAACAGTCTCCGGTCGATTCAAACACGAAGGTGAATCGTTTTTCACGATCACCCTACCACAATTCGGTAAAGACTTTGAACTGAGTCTAGACCGTGGTGTGGTGGATCACAGTCTCTTTAAGGCTTTTGCCTTTAGAGAAGGTCTCCCCCGATTTCTCGGAGGTTTCCTTGATCAAGTGTTTGATCGTAGTAGCGGTGTGCTACTCGATGTACCAAACATAGATGCAATAATTGCCATCCGTCAGTTAACACTGATGCTTGGTAAGATGTTTCGTCAAAGCAGTGATGCTAGGACGAAACGTGCTATGGATGCTTACATTGAGTGTGAGAAGGATATCTCATTTAATGATGCAATCCTGTCAGAACGTGATTGGTCTGACTTTAGGAGAGTATCATCAATGGTGTTTGTCGATGCCTTTACCCGCATGGACCGCAAGGTCTATGACGGGGAATTGCATCCCAAACACGGACCAGGTGCCACTGCCGATAAGTTGCGTGGAAACGCAAAGTATCGTCAGACCACTTGGCCCAGACGTCTAGAGGAATCTTACTTTAGTTCAAGTGAGTTCCTCATCCCCAACTTCTCCTACTATGGAGAGCTTGAGGAAGACGTAGATATCCTCGAACCCGGGGACGAGATACCCGTTAAGGTTATCTCTGTTCCTAAGACGATGAAAACACCTAGGATCATCGGGGTTGAACCAACTGCTATGCAGTACGCACAGCAGGCTGTTCTCCCTGTGATCCTTGAAGAGCTCCGTAGGGATGACTTCCTACGTTCCGCTCTTGGTTTCAAGGACCAAACGCCTAATCAGCAGATGGCACTTGAAGGCTCCCTTACGGGAGCACTTGCGACACTAGACCTTAGTGAAGCAAGTGACCGTGTTTCCAATCAGCATGTAATGGAATTACTACGCAACCATCCGC